AGTCCTGTCTCTTCATCGGCTAATTGTCGTGCAGCCTGATACATCTGTATATTTTCACCAGCGGTGTTGGGGAACTTTACAGAGTTAATAGCTGTACCCGGATTACCAGACTGCCTACGGAAGACCTTACCCGGATAGATATCATAGTTCTGTCCGGGTACAAGAGATGCTTCATCAACGTCAAATACTACATTACCTGCAAGTGCTAGGTTGTCAATAGCCATACGAATATGACCATTCATCAGTAGCTGTGCGTCTTCCATGTTCTCTGGTACTCCCACACCAAATAGTTGATATGGGTTAATTTCATAAGGGAAGGCGTGGAAGGGTAGCTTGTAAGGTACAAAAGGATTGAGTACTGCGCGTATTACACGCTCTCCGCAAACCCATACGTTTACTGATAGCTCCGTAAGCTCATCAATTTCCCCGTGATCTCCTAGACCTATTTGTAAGGCTAATCTAGAATCTAGTTTACCCCAGTACTCAAGAACCTCGTAGCGAGTATTGTCAGACATCTCTTCGATACTCTCTCTACGGATAGTCTCTTCATAGTACTTGTCGTCATAGTTAGGCCCCATACTCAAACAATGAGCAATGTTGTCTGCCCTGAAGTAGGGTTTCTCGGCTAAGTCTCGTAGCTGAGATGCACTCATACGATGCCGTTGAATTACATATTCACAGTCGTCTATGCTTGTAGCCCTCGGATCAGGAAAAAAGTCCCAGCAGCTAACCGACTCAATACGCGGAACAGTGCGGTTATACGGAGCATAACCTTCTTCATTCCAGCGGTGCAGAGTTTTTGTCTCATTGAAGGGGCCTTTAATAATACCCGTGCCTAGAAGAGTAGCTTCAAATATAGAGTGGCGCAGAACATTCACAGCATTATTTTCTTGTAGCTGATCGTGTATGCACTTCTCCATTGCCAGAGCGGACTGCCTAGCAGGAGATACTTGTGGCTCTCCCATTCGTGAAGGGCCTTCTGCTAAGTTAGCACCCTCGTATTTTTGAGCCATGCCCCCAAGAAAGTTCTCAGGAGTTTGCGCTTCCGTAGCACCCGGAGGAAGTTCCCGCCCGTCACCAGCAAACCCAAAGGGGTCTGTTGGTGCCTGTTGTGGCTGCATCTGCTGCTGTTGCATTTGCCCTGCAACATCTAAATGAGCAAACTCAGCTACTCCTTCTGGCATAGGCGAAGATTCTACAACAATAGGAAACTTCTTGTTGGCAAACAATACATCAATAATTTGACCAAAAGAGGCTAGAACTTTTGTTTTGGTAATCTTGATAAATACTCTACTTTTTTCAGTTTCCCGAAATTGTGTAGTAGAATCGTAGATACCTCTAAAGTTCTTGTAGCTCTTTAGCCAGCGTTGTTCGTGCTGATATCTGCCATGTTCCGCATCATTGAACTTAGACTGTATTGCCCCGACCGCGCCGGGAACATCATCTAGGATAGCAGAAGCAGGGATATCGCCTAAAGGCGTATCTTCCATAGTGAGACTTCCTTACTTAGTAGTCTTTTTGATCTGCCATTTTAAATACAGCGGGATCGAACTTATTATCCGGGTTTGCTTTACGTCCCATGTCAACAATCTGCACATCCCGCTCTAGGGGGCCAGAAATTTCTTTGTCAAAGGGTTCACGATGAAGTTTACCATCAGGTACAGGACTAACTTCACCCTGTTTTTTCATAAGTCCCATAATATATTCTTTACCATATGTGTACATAGCTTTTCCTTTCTATAGCTATTGATCCATCTCAAGGAAGGATGGTTGGTTACTACTTCTACGCTGTTCTATCGGAACGCCCGTATATCCAAAGCCGGGGAGACGATAACCGGGTTCTTGCCCCGATTGATATAAGGTTTTCAGTATATATTTTTCTTGTTCTTCCACAGACAGTGTAGTTATTCTACTTTTCGCGTATGTTGCTCTGATTTTTTCTCTTCGTTCTCTTTCTTCGGGCCGCATACTTTTTCGTTCTGCCCAATTTTTCCTAGCCTTTTCAATTAAATCAGTTCGTCCAGTTTCTAGCATATTCATAAGAATTTGCACAGGAAGCCCTGTAGCATTTTTATGCTTTATATCGAAGGCCGCGCCAGTTACCATTCCAGATTTTTCAAGTGAAAACGCTTCTGGATCTTCTGCAACACCGTGTGTTTTTGCCATAACATCGCCAGCTTCCAGTGCTACACCGAAACCAAGAAATCCAGTAACAGGGGTAATAATAGGCCCTAACACTTTTGATCCGCTTCCTATAATTTTAGCTGCCTTTTTCATATCTGCTAGAGACGGCACTTTTACGGCTTTACCTTTTTTTGGTGGCTCTACTTGTTTTGATGGCTCTGTTGTCTCTATTTTTTTTGGTTCTGCCGACTCTTCTGGCGAATCAACCTCTCCAGCAAGTGCTACAGCACTAATAATTGTATAAGTATCTTGATTCATAGTTTGTGCTGCAGCATGTGCAAGAACTCTTGGGTCTTGAACAGGAGGTTGTGTAAGTCTTAACTCAGCGTTTGCACCACCTGCTATAAACGCAGCGTTTGTCGTCTTTTTGAGATGTTTATTCTTAGAGGCTTCAGTATTCCCTACGTTTTTTTTCTTAGAGGCAGCATCTGCTTTTATAAAGTCTAACTCTTTGTTGAAATATCCTAAGTGAGCCTCTGTAGGTGTTCTTGTTGCCCAAACAGGTCTATTAAGTTGTGTTATTGTTTGTAACAATTTCTTAGTTTCTTTTACCTCAATTTTGTTTAACTCACCAGAATCAACCAAAGCAGGGTGTAATCTAAAACCACTGCCCCCTTCATAACCAGCTAGTTTATACAGAGGCATACGCTGTTCTGCACCGGCTAGTTGATTCCTATTTAGTATTTTTGTATTATTTTTTTTATCAAACTCAACATGTGTAAAGGGGTCAGAGCCTCCTCTATCTATAGCCTCTCTAACATCTATTCGTGCCGCTGTTCCAGAGGGCTTTCCTTCTAATTCTGTAGTCCAATACGCTCTTGCTGCAGACATATTGGCATCATCAAAAGGCACAAGAATACCCTGTTTTTTCATAGCATGGGCTATAGCTTCTATTTCGTCTACAGGTGAAATTGATCCTGCTGTTAATAAGACTTTACCCTTAGCGTCTAAAACATCAAATACCAGTACACCTCTATGATAAATCCCGTCAGGAAATGCGTTTCTTACTTTTGCTTCAAAAATATCAAGCGCTTCTCTTGCGGAGTTACTTCCTGCTGCAATTTGACCTTCAAGATCAAGCTTAAACATTGCAGCACTTTCACCTAGTCTTGCGTAGGCTTTGTCTACAGTCAGATTTTCGTCCATCATATTCTTTGCAACTAAAGCCATACCGACTAAGTCGGATCGTATACGCTTTCCCTTTGGAGCAGAAATACCTTGTTTACTTTTTAAATCTTGTCCCGGCGCAGGTATTACTTCTGTACCGGGGAGCGCACCCGCTTGTTGAGCGCCAAACGATATCCTTTTTACTTGCCGAACATCCTCAATATTTGCTGCTGTAGCGTCTGCAATTATAGCTTTTTTAGCGTCATTTCCTAAATCGTCAATAGCGTTTATTGCGGCTTCAAATTGAGTACTGTTTATTTCTTTTTCTACAACAAAACGCTGATAGGCGCTTTGAACCTTAAACGCCACAGCATCTGAGCTAAACATCTTTACAGCGGTTAGAGGGTCAGTTAAAGGCTCTGCTGCAACTATTTGTTTTACTGCATTAGCAGGGTGATACTGTATTACAGCCTGTAAAGCAGCGCGGGGCCTATGATTATAATATATTGCAGTAGTTTTAAAATCGGCATGTCTTGCCATGCCCTGCACAACAAGAGGATCAACACCGCTATCAATTAAATGCTGTACGAAACTATGTCTTATATTATGCGGAGACGCATTTTTCTTAACCCAAGTGTCATTAAACCCAGCCGCTCTAGCTATATTATCAAACTGTTTTCTAAACCAATCTGGGCTTACATGGTTTTTTGCCTTATTCCCTCTTCTAGAAGGAAAAAGATACGGGTCATCTATGATCGTGCCATTCGGTGTAAGTTGAGGCGGTCTAGAGTTAAGCCAATCTTTTACAGCGTCAAAGGAAGTAGGATCGAGAAAGATCGAAGCTTCTTTACCCTTTCCAGCAGCCATACCTCCGGGGCCTTTGCCCATAAAAGTTAAAACTGCTGTTCCTCTTGGTCCGCTCCGTATCTCGCTCACTCTAAATTTAACAAGCTCACCTACACGAAGCCCAGCGCCGTAAGCTAACGCAAACATTGCTCTTAGCTCTTTTCCCTTTAGTCCTCGAATCCCTGTTTTTGGGTCAACATCATACGCATCAACTGCTTTCTGTATTTTTTCCCACTCTGCTAGTTCGATAGACTGAGGAAGTCTGTCAGGCGTAGCTCTAGGGCCTTTAACACCGGGCTGATCGACTTCAGCCTCTGCTTCAAGCCACTGTCTAAGCTGTTTCTCATATTCTACTGCTGGGTTTGCCATTCTTAGTATCCAAACGTAGAGTCAAAAGGTTTAGGCTTTGCTTCTTTCATCTTATTCATCATATTGTTAATAGTTAAATGGCCTCTTGCGCGAGTCATGCACATGTATCGCAAAGCATCGTAGGCGTGGTCGTCTGCTTTTGTATCTACATCTTCAGGGTTTGTCTTTGACAGTGGTAGTCCTGAGAGAGTACGTATAAGATGAGGACAGGTAGAAAGTATTCTTATTCGTGGTTCTTGTGTTAGCTCATTTACCTGTAATCGCCTGTGTAGTTCCATCTTACCGGCTATCCGGTTCCTGTCCGAAGGTGTCCAGCGTATTCCTGAACGTATCATAGTTTCTGCAATGGAAGGTCCGGTGCCTGTCTTATTCCAGCATGAGGAGTCAAGCACTGTGTAGTACATGGTAGGGTCTTCCCCCTCCATATTAGCTACTACATTGGCTAAGTTCTCAGCCGTTTGCCCCTTGCCATAGAACTCCCTGTATATCCACAGGTTATCGTCCCAGTCAACTGCGCCCCACAGAACACAGGAGGGGGCGGCGTACCCGTAATCCGCTGCGCGTATGCGTAACCAATTAGTAGGTATCTGTGTCTGTGAGGCTTCCACAACATGAATGTTGCGGGAAAACTCTGGGAACGCCGCT